TGCTTTACCTGTTAGTTTTGATACTATTGCTGCATCAACTTCTTGACCTGCATCACCAAGAACAGAAGTAAGTTTGTCTTGAGCATCTGCTACTGAAACTCTACCTCCGCCTGTGCTGCCGCCACCGCTTGACTTAGCTGCTGGAGTTTTTCTTACATATACTCCTGCTTTTGTTAATATCATTCTGACACCATTAGGGCTTTCGCCTAATTCTTCAGCAATATCTTTTACTATCTCCATTGAAGTCTCAGGGGTCGGCTCTGCGTCCTGATACATTTCAATTGCCTGCTCTTTAGATTCATCTGTCCAAGCCATTCTTCTTCTCCTATATTTTTTGTTATTGCGCATGAACTCTGGCATACCGAATGCCCACCCTGTGGTGTCTCGCATTTGTTGGTAATATCTGTCGCTCATATTTGCTTGTTTTTGTTTATAAATATATTATAATAAAATTATAACCAATTGTCAAGAACTATTTTTTAGTATCTATAACGAATGGTATTATTTAAAGTGTTTCTGCAAGGCATTTAGCATATCTTCTGCTTCCGCAAGTTTAGATAATTCTTCTTTGATTGAAGCCATAATATCACTATGTTCCCCAATACCCATAGAGTTTCTCATATAAACTCTTATATTGGCTCTGTGATAGGCTATTTGTCCTTCTAAATGTGTTTTTAAGTCGTCGTACATTTCTCCTCCCAGTCTTCTATTGCTCTCTTTATACTTCCTTCTGCTAGAACTGAACAATGCAGTTTTATAGGAGGTAAGTTTAAAGCTTCTGCAATATCTTTGTCTTTAATTAATTTTGCTTCTTCTATTGTCCTTCCTTTTAGCATTTCTACAAACATTGTAGAACTCGCTATAGCACTTCCACACCCGTAAGTCTTAAACTTTACATCTATGATGCGTTCGGCGCTGTCGAGTTTCAACTGTAATTTCATTACATCACCACAAGCAGGTGCCCCAACCATTCCTGTTGCTACATTCGGGTCTTTTGGGTCAAATCTACCTACGCTGAATTGCTTTGGAGAGTTTAACACTCCATAAAATCTATCATTTACTTCTTTACTATACGCCATTTAATACTGCATCCACAAAACTTACACAAAATCTTTTACTTAAGTTATCTGATAAAAGAGTTGGTGCGATTAATATTAATACTACAGAAAACATACCTAAGATTATAAAAAATCCTAAGTATTTTCTTTGTATGAAGATATTTCCAGGCTCTAACCTTTTTATTGTTCTGTATATAGGTATATATAGTCTGTACATAGCCAAAGCTATGCCTGCTACATAAAAAGCCAAAAAATATTCCATGTTGTGTTTTCCTTATATTATAAATACTTCTGTAAGTGTTCAAGTTTGCCTATACTATAAGCAGGTAGAGGATAGTATTTTCCTGCAAAAGTTAAGTGAGGAAAATAACTACTTTTTAAGTCATCTTGATTACATTCGATTGTATAGACTAAGTATATTTTATATCCTCTTTCTTCTGCTTCCTCTTCTTTAAGTTCTCTTTGAACAATTGCTGGGTAGTTTTGTCTCACTGCCCAGACTTTTTCTCCAACTTGAAAATCATCTGCTACGCATTGTTCAGGTAGCATTGCGCTTCTTCTTCCTTCATAGTCTGTCATGGCAAGCTTTTGAGGGATGCCTATTCTATTTATGATTGCTTTGATAAAAGCAGGAGAACGATATAAACTTTTAGCTATATCTGATACATTGCTTCCGTCCAAGTAGAAGTTTACTACTTGTTTGATTTCCATTTCTGTTGCGCCTTTCCCTTTGTTTTGGGACTTGCGTCTTTCTCTATAAGCTACAGTTTCATCGTGGTCAGCAATTATCTTGTTTAACCTTGTAGTATTATAACTTATATTTAATATACTACACGCTTCTTTCTTAGTTATAGGCTTTTCTGCCAATAATAGTTCTTTTACGTGCTGTATGTTTGTTTCTGTTAAATTTTCGTGTTTTCGTGTTTTAATTGCCACTTATACTCCTATTAGCCAAATTATTAGTACATATGTTAAAACATGGAGATATTGGTCTAATCCATGTAATCCCCAATATAGTGTTTGTGTATTATTTAGTTTAAAAATTCTTTTTATGTTGTTTTTTGCAAAATCAATATGGTAATGTAATATACCATCTAGTACAGATAGTAATACTGCTAAAGGAAAGCTAACAAAGAATATTAATATAGCAAATGCTCCTACAACATGATGTGCTGCATGAATTAAACCGCCTCTACTACCATAAATTCCTTTGTCTTTCCAAGGTTTTTGCAAAAGGTAGTCAGATATGGTATGCTTTAGCATAAGCCACATAAATATTATTAATAGTTCATTCACTTTCTTTCTCTAGTTCTCCTAATAAAAAGATCGTATAATGAATAACTTTATATAAGTCCATTTCATTTTTTCCACCTTTTTTACCATAACGCTGTGCGTATTTAATTATATTGCCAATACAAAAGCCTTCGCCATGTCCTGCATCAAATACAAATTCAGTAGTTTGGAACTTACTCTTTCCATAGTGTTGTTCGTATGTTTTATCAATATACTCTTTTATTTTTTCCAATACTACATCTTCATTAAACTTATAGTTAGCCAATTAGTTCCTCCAAGGCACTATACCCGCCAACGTATTCTCCATCTTTAATTATCTGAGGAAAGGTTCTAGCACCAGGAAATTTGTCTCTCATTTCACTGAATCCATAATCAATATCAAGTTGTTTATATACTACTTCATATCCTTTTCTTTCTGCTAAACCTTTTGCCATATCACAGTATGGGCAGTTATCTTTTCCATAAATTTCTATCATTTTGCTGTAATCCTTTTTTCATAATCAGCATAGTCTTCGTTCCACCAATCAGGTTTTTCACGATGTGACCAAGCTGCAAATGTTGCTTTGTCTAAATGGTAATAATCACGATAACTTTGTATCGGATTATCATAGTCTTTTAACTCGTCTGGCATTGCCAGTCCAAATGTTGTAAATCCTACACGAGGTAAATTTACTGGGTCAGGTAGTTTATTTACTACTGTTTCTACTGATTTATGTAATTTTCCATAACGGTAGTGGTATTCATCGTTCAATGCGTTAGCATAGCAATGAACCCACTCATGGTTATCCAATGACTCTCTTGCCCAGATTGTGCAAGGATGATTGTACATCATTGGTAGGTAGGGGTAGGGACGTTCCTCAAGAGGTAAGTGTTTGATTTCAGCTTTTGCTTTATTCATCACTTCTCTCTCATCTGCGTTAAGAGCTCGAGGAACGAACCCTAGTAATTCATCTATCCATATAGTAGTGCATAAGATTTGAGCAGCCTCAAGCGGCATCTTGACAATATGCTTATCAACATGATACTGGGCTGCTTTATCTAAATCTTCGTCTAAGTAAAATAAATTCATTTTATCCAACACTTGTAGCCACTACATTCAGTGGTATTCTTACGTCCACCACAATATTTGCAGTATTTTACTACTTTTTCTATAATTTTTTTCATATGAATATTATACTAAAATTATAAACATATGTCAAGAACTATTTTTTGGTTACTTTGAATTTATCTTATCTTTTGCTGTGCCAGCATAGAGTCCAAACCAGGCTGCTCCAGCACCTACAATTACAGAAATTAATCCTGATTGTTCCATTGAAGGGTCTGGTAAGTCCATAAACCACATTGTAGCGTAGTATAGTAAGAATATGTATACACTTAAAAACATTCTTGGGAATATTCTCCAAGCGTCTATCATGTTAGATAAAAATATCCAACGCTGCCAAGGATTGTCTGGCTCTTTATTGGCTTCCATTTCTGTAATCTTTGCTTTAAGATTACTATTTTCGGTTACGAGTTCCATAAACTTACTTAAGTCTATTTCTACTTCGTTTCGTGACATATCGCCACTAAATCTTTCATCAGCCATTTGCTTTTTCCTTTGCTTTGCCAATGTTAAGTGCTAACATATCTATAAACTTATAGAGTTTGCCCATCCACTGGTCGTCCTTTGGTGTCGGTGTTGACGCCGCGATTAAACTAGCAATCGTTACTATTAAAGTAATCATACCTATTAAATCCATTAACATAGTATTCTCCGCTTTCGTATGAAAGCCTTGCCCATCAATTTGGGACTTCGTAAGATACGATGGAGTTCATGTTTATATCTTCCCATCTATCTTGGTCAAGTCTAAAACAAACAATGCTATCAGAAGCTGATTGATTTACTCTTGAATTTGTTAGAGATTCCTTCAATGTACAAGGAATCGTATATTCTTTATTTGATACTAATGAGGTAAATGTAATATCTACTATCTCATTTTTTAATAATTCTTTTAGTTCTGCAAACATTTAATACCCCTACTCTCCTTGCATCCTTGAGGATTGCTTCTTCTCTAATTAACCAATTCTTATCGCTTATAGGTTTGAGCATCCATAAAAAATCATTCTTTTCTGTCTTCAATCTCATTTACCCTTTCCTCCAAGTATTCAAGCCAATCTTCTATTTCTTCAAATCGTCCTTGAACTGCTGGATTCCTATCAAAGAACTTAGCACCTTTATTCATTATTCTAAAGTAATGCCAGTCTTTGAAAAATTGTATTAATTTATTCCACATCAGGGGTATCGGGAGCAGTAACTTCTCTATAGTATATTACTACTTCTCCCATTTGTTTGATGTATCTTTTTAATTCTTGCATATCTTCTGCCATAACTTTGTAGTCGCCCATAGTTGTTGCTACAAAGAGGATTTCTCCATTGTTCTGTTCTCTCATTTCATCGAGGAACCTATTCATATAAGTATATCCTTCAGGCCAGTCTGGGTTTTCTTTTTCAGACTTATCACATGCTTTTGGTCTTTTATTATCTACTTTCTTGCAAGGGTTTGTAATTACTGCTTCTGATACAACGAACCATTGAGGTGCAGTCAATGTGACTGGTCTCGGTAGGTCAGGTTGCATTATATCAATTTTAAGTGGTTTTGATACTACCTCTAATTTCTTAGTAGGAAGCATTGAACAACTACTCGTTATCGCTAGCAGGCACAGTAAGCTTATATAATTCTTCTGTATCATTCTCCATTCCCTCCATCACTTTTTCACTTGCAGTATTCATTCTGTTCTCTATAAGTCCAGGCTTCTTTAATGCTAACATATCTAAGTTATGCCTAGAGAATATTGCAAGATACTCGGCTTTTTCTGCCTCTATTTCTGAGTTTCTTCTTGACATATTCATAAGAGATTTTCCTTGTTTCTCGTATGAATTTCTTAAAGCGTCCATTGCCTCTTGCTGGGCTTGAACTGCGTTTTCTAGCTTGATGTTGTTCTCTTTTAAGGTATTGTTCTGTGTATATAAAAAGAATGTTATACCTCCAAGAGCAACAAGCAATCCCATTGTTAATTGGTTCATAATTCTTGTATCCTGTAATTAAGTCCTTCAGCACCACTAATTTCGACTAATTCGCCGTCTTCTGTGATGAATGATATGAACTTGGGTTGTTTTTTGATAAACTTTTTAACTATAAACTCTTGGTCGTCTGCGTCTCCCCAAGTAGCATTATAGCTCACTTTTAGACTATAATAGGTAATAAATAGACTTTTAAACCAAAACCAGAAGGCTTGTAGTTTAGTCCAGATTTTCTTTAGGGTTTGTTTCATTTTGTTCATAATTGTGTTTCTGTGCAAGTTCTGCTGCCTCTTTTACATACTCGTCAAGAGTCATTCCTCTTTCTTGAGCATGAGCAGCCGCTTGCATTAATAATTCTTCTGTGAATTTAAACTTCACTCCAATCTTTTCCTTCAAATAAGAGAGCTTCTGCTTCCCTTCTTCTAA